CCAGCAGTATGGGCGTGCCGGTCATGCGTTCAAGTTTATAGAGCTTCGGGCCGCTGACGACATAACAATCCGACCCATTGGTCTGGTGCGCCCACAGCGCCCTGATTGGCCCATCGCCCACGGTCTGCAAGAAGTTCAATCCTGGCGCACGGTTAAGAAACGCCGCTTCCTTGCCGCCCTCGGGGATAACCTCGGGGAACAAGTTAACGCACCTATTGTCAGCAGCGTTGATGCTGCGGGCGACATAGCTAGAGCCAAGGATGGGTGTTTTCATGTCAGACGTAGCTCGGATACCATTTGGCGGTTCCGCTGTCATAGACCATCGTGAGCGCCCTGTTGACAACTGCCGTTCCTGCCACTGCAATGTTTCCTGCTGTTGTCCAAGTAAAAGCGCCTGTTGGGATCAAGGTGATAGAGCCGCCGCCCTGCGTCAACAAGGTTACGGGGGTGATCGTGACAACAGCAGTCGTGCCGCTTATGAAAGTGGTTGGGCCTGTCGGTGCAATGGTTGTTGCGCTTGCGATTGTCGATGCGCTTGCAGTTGTAGCCGTAATGCCCAAGACCGCAAAGGCCGCATTGACCCGCAGAATCTGACTAGAAGGCGTAGCGTCAAACGTCCCATACATCAGGGACTGCGCTTTGTCTCCTGCGGTATTGGTGCGGTTTTGGTTGTTCACATAAAAAGTATTGGAGCCTGTCTCGTAGGTTCCAGCGTATGTGCCAATGGCGACATTACCCGTCCCCGTTACGTTGCTTAGTGCTATCCATCCAACTGCCGTGTTGTAGTCGCCGTTTGAATTTGAAAACAAACTTTGGTAGCCTACGGCGGTGTTGCCATCGCCGCCAAGGTTGGTGTTAAGGGCTTGATCTCCAACAGCCGTGTTTTTAGTGCCTACTTGATTGGTCAGCATGGCCCTGTAGCCAACGGCCACATTCTCATCTCCGGTCGTGTTTGCCGCTAAAGCACTTGTTCCAAAAGCACAATTGGTGCTGATTGCGCCCAAGCCCCTGCCCACGGTCAGACCTTGGACAACTGCGCCGCCTGTGAGGGTGGACACGCCCGTCACGCCAAGGGTTGTACTTAGCGAAAGGCTTGTGCCTGTAGCGGCCCCAAGCACAGGCGTGACCATTGCCATGCTGGTGCTGGTGCAAGCGCTGATGTTGCCGCTGGCCACAGTCCCAAGCGCAGGAGTGACCATTGCGGGGCTTGTAAACAGCAGCGTCTTTGAGAGTTGCTTGGTTACGCCCGATTGAACAATTGGCAGAACATCTGCGCCAGCCATGCTTGTGGCTACAGGTAGAGAGGAGATTGCAATGGTGGTCATATCAATAATCCTGACATTGGTGCTATACTACCATTCATATTAAATGGAGATAGACTATGGAAACGTGGAAACCAGTTCTTGGCTTTGAGGGCTTGTACGAAATCAGTGATTTTGGAAACGTGCGCCGTATTGCCAGAGGCAAAACTCTTGACGCTACCAAAATTCCTGAAGCTAAACAAATGTTCGAACATGGCGCTACCCTTAAACAAGTCGCTGAGTTTTTGGGCACTAGCATACCCACAGCTCATTCTATCAAGTTGGGTAAAACTTGGGCGGGCAATGCGGCTTACCGTTTGACAAAAGTTCAATTGCTTAAGGGATATTTCGTTGCCAGCTTGTGCAAAAATGGAAAATACATTCGGCGTGGCGTGCATCGCATGGTGTGGGAATCGTTTAAAGGGCGCATTGAAAACCGATTGGAAATAAACCACAAAGACCTTGACCGCGCCAACAATCAATTGAATAACTTGGAAGTTGTTACACATCAGCAAAATCTCCAACATGCGATTGACGCATACAAAGCCAAAGGACTTTTGCGGGCAGTCAAAGGCGTGAAGGGCTTTATTGCAGGAAAACATAGCGAGTATAACAATAGTTGAATACTATATTTGTTAATAATTGCCACTATAAATATTAAAGCGCTGACGAGTCGCCACGATAGCATATGGCATTGACATCACATCGTCAGGGTTGTTAATCCGCTTGATGTCACGCTTAGAAGTCATGGCAATGCGCTGGACCTGTGGGCTAGGCTCCACACCAAACTCAGGCGCAAATTCCATCGCCAAGTTGTAGACGAACGCACGCAGATAGCCAGGTGGGAAGGTCAAGTCCGTCACCAAGGTGGCCGGTTGGCTTAACTCTTCAACGCTGACAAAATGCCACTCCAAGTCCCTTGTAGGCTTGGGGTAGATCGTCATCGTGATGTTAGGGTATTCCATGTTGATCCACATGACCTGCGGGTATGTGGATGTCACGGTCTTTACAGCAATGCCGTTGTACTGCTGCTGATTGATAAACTTGATACCGAAAGACACATTTGTGCCTGGGTCACGGTAGTAGGTGGAATCATCTAGCAGCACAGGCCGCAGACCCGCAAAGTCCCCAGTAGGGCCAAGCGTGCGGGTGATGATGCCGGTGGGCCAAGTAAATATCTGATCTTGCGTGTTGAAAACCGAGAGTCGCTCGGTGTTCCACGAGTCAATCATCTGGTTTAGCGCAATCAGCGCATCCTGCGACATTGATGCGGAGGGTGTCTCACCTTCAGCGAGAATGCCAAGCAGTCTCAGCGCTCGGTTGATTTGATCGCCAGCGGTGGTCGCCATAATTGCCCCTAAGTTATTTCAGCCAGTGCGGGTCTACCCCTACGGCGCTTGACATCCAAAGTGTTGACGATCTCCTCTTGGGGAGGCGGCTCGTCTAAGGTGTATCTCACCCAATCATTCTTCTCATCATACACAGCCTCGGCCTCAACGCAAGCGACTTTGCAGCCGTGAATTGGGTGACGCAAATAAATAACAGCCATATCAATGATGGGGGTGATTAGCCCCCATTTGGTTTAACTAGCCACCAAAGGAACCGAATACCACTGAGTTGTGGAAGACGCTACCAGCATTGAGCTAGTAACGTTGGTAATGCTATACGCACCGTTAGCCGCAACAGCGTTGACTGCCCCGCCAGTAGCGGGATAAATCTTCAGCGCTCCAGCCGCAGTGTTTTTAACAATGATCACCATACCAGCAACAGCCGTTGGCAAGATCACGCCTTTAGTACCGTCTGCCGCCGAAACGACATTGATACCTTCAGCCAGCGCAGCCGCATCGCCTTGTGTGCTACCCGCCGCAGCAACAGCCGAAACAGGCAGACGAATCGCACCTGTTGTTGGGCCACTGTTTGTGATGGATGTAGCAGTTACCGCTGCCAAAGTTGACGTACCGCTAACGGTAACGCTGTCCAAGGCAGGGTCAGAGTAAGCAACGCCTACCGGTTTTGTGTTTGTAGCCATGATGTAATCCTTTAAAAACAGGGGCCGAAGCCCCCATTCATATTACTTCAGGAATGCCGAGTAGGCAGCATCACCAGTCTTCACGAAACGGTACGTGTAAGCACCAAAACGTGGGACAGTGACAGATCCAAAGATCGTAATGCCGGTGCCGGTGGTGACAGGCACGGTAGACGATGTACCAGCATTTCCGTTGTTGCAAATAGTAAATTCAAAAGCAGAACCAACTTTTGCACTTGGGATAGCTGCATCAAGCAACGCTGCCGTAGGCAAGGTTACGGTCAATGTAGCATCAGAACCCTTGGTGCAAACAACCAAGCCGACGGCTACTTGAGCAGCAGTCAGCGTGGTGTCGCCAGTCAGGGTTGTAGGGATGGTCTGTACGACCAATTGAGCTTCAGTCAGATTGCCGTCACCGAGTTGATAACCGCCGCTGCCATTAGGGAGAGCCATGATAATTTCCTTAAAAAATGTTGTGAAATGAAGCCCCCGAAGGGGCATTCAATTTAGCCCCAAAGACGGCAAGCCATCTGTGGGCGAATGGTGCTAAAACCATACAAAACGTCAATACGGCAAGGCAGACGGTCGTTGTTGATGTCGTACTGACGAACCACACGCAAGCTGATGCCGTTGTGGTTTGCACGAGCAGCCATGTCCACGCCTTGGGGCAGGAGCAAGTCAGCAGTAGCAAATGTGATCGCATCTTTGTGATAGATCAAGTTCTGTGGGTACGCAGTCGATGCAGAACCAATGAAGGTCACGGCAGCGTTGTCAGCAGGGAAGCTGTCAACAGTAGCCAAGGCGCTTGCGCTGGTGTAGATCGCAGGGCTGATGGCCATGTTCACCATGTCAGCAGTGGCAGCGGTTTGTGCAACGGTCACAACGAATTGCTGCAATGAACCAGTTGACTCACGAGTTTGTGGGTTAACTGCGTACACGCCAGCGATTGTGAATACGTCACCGGCAGTCACTGTGGTGTTGCTGCTAAAGCCGTCCAAAGTGATAGTCGATTGGCCTTGGGTGCTGACAGCGCCATTGACAAGGATCGTACCAGCACGGGAGCCGGTAGTGTGAACCTTGATGGACTGGCTCATGTTGACTTCATCAAAGCCCAAAACACCAGTGCCCATCATGCCGTTTTTGAATTGGCGGGAAACAGTGTCAGTAGGATTGAACAAGCCCTTCATGCCTTCAACCAAACCAGCGTTAGCGGCTGGGTTGACGGTGGCGTAGCGGGGAGACATCACGGCTGCGTTTTCGTTCAGTTTTTGCTGCGCTTGCAACAGAACCAAAGAAGTCGCAGGCACAGTGCCAGGCGTGCCAACGGAAGCATAAATGTTCTTGTACGCATTGGCTACGTCGGCATCGATAGACGATGCCAATTGGCTAATACGGGGTTTCAGAACACGGTCAGCAAAGTCGTCCAATTGCATGGTCAGTTCAGCAGAGGTGAAGTTAACACCAATGTGCTTCTGGCTGGCAACGGTCAAAGTTGTGTACTGCTCGTTGTCGTCTTGCGTTTGCAAGGCAGCACCGTCAGTTACCAAGGCGCGGTCGGGCAAGCGAATACGCAGGGTCGAACCAATCTTAGCACCTTCAACAGCAAAGCTGTCATCGTACTGACGGTTCACGTTACGGGTGATCACCAGGTTGTTCTCGAGAATTTCGAGAGCCTTGCGGGTGATCATATCAATCGTTAAGATCGAATTAGACATGGTTAAAAATCCTTAAAAAAATGTTAGCGGATAGCTCGTGCCTGCAACGCTTTCATCTGCCTTGCTCTATCGGCTTCAATCCACTGACTGGTGGTCATGGTCTTGATAGACCGTGGGTCAGTCGTGTCATGGGCCGGTGATCCAGTGGACCTAGCTGTGACAGGAGAAATCGGCGCTGGCGCTGATGAAGTTCTCTTTGTCGGTGGGTCTGACGCTAATTTAGCCTCAATCCTTCCGATCTCTTTGGCCTGACTCAGGGGCGACATCCGTGAGATACGGTCTGCTTCCTTTGGATTTGTGCCGAGAAAGTAAGCTAACTCTGGCCCAATGTCCGAGGATTGGATCGTTTCTGCCATCACGTTTGTAATGGGGAGTTTGGGGTTGTACGCAACTTGTTCAAAGTCCTCGTACTTGCTCCGCGCTTCCTCTTCACGCTCGTGATAACTTTCAAGAACCTGACTCTGCTGCTTGGCTGCTTCACGCTGGGCAATCAGTTGTTCTGCCTTCTGGTAGGCCAATGCGTCTGCATAGGCTTCAGTTGACTCAAACTGATCCGGCTGTTGGGCCGGTGCTGCTCGTAGCGTTTGCATTTCTGCCGCTTTTGCCGCTGATTCTCTTTCCCACTTTCGCTGCTCTCTTGCGAGGCGCTTACCAATGGCTGCATCCAAGTCTTCTTGTGAGAAGGTTTTGGTCGCTTCTACTGGCACTTCCGGCGTTTGAACTTCAGTCTCAGGCGCAGCCGTTGCAACTTGATCTGGCACGGGTAGTGATTCCGCTAGTACTTCTTCAGTCATTTTGAACCTATAAAGATTCCCTGGTCATTGGGCCAGTACAGTTAATATATCAGAAATAGGTCACTTCAATCAAGGATGTTGTTGGAGGAGCCTCAGAAAAGATTAAACTTGTGCCGCTGATTGAGTAAGTATTCTTGTTTTGGTAGACACCATTGATGTAGACCCAAGTGTTGTTTTCGGTGATAGGCGTACCCGTTAGGGTAAAAACCGCTGTCGAGCCGTCACCTGTAAAGTTTTCTACCGACCAAGTAACGCTGCCTGTGCTGGGAATGTTGTCGTAAGTGGCTATGCTGACATCGGCAGAGGTTGTCAAAAGAAACTTGTAGGTTTTGTCTTGCTCCACCCAAACTTGGCCCCCAGGCACTCGGCCTGCTGAGTCCAAGATGATTGGGTTGGTGTGGTAGATGCTGCCTGCGCTTGTGGTGTAAGTCAGGGCAGGCGTAGTCGTTCCAGCCTCATAGGTGTAGATTTTCCCGCCAGCCAAAGGCGAACCGTTAGCGTCAGACAGTTGCCAGCCTACGCCAGCAAAGGAAGATAGAGCGTAGATCATTTGTCAGCCAATGCAGTAGTGGTTAGTTCACGCAACACCAACATTACAACGGGCCACAACATAACGATGTAAGCGTTGTAAGGTGCTGGCAGCAACTGTCCAATGAAGCCGCTATTGGCTTCAATGACAGTCAGCAGCGCACCTACTAGGGCTACCCAGTAGGTCTTGGACTTTAGGCGCTGTACTAAAGCATTCATGTTGTCACCCAAGGCAGAGCCGGTTCAGCAGCAGCTTGTGCCCGCTGACGAGCGATCTGTCCAGCAACCTGTGCTTCACCTTCGTCCTTAACCAAACTGGTGCTTGACTGCTCAACATCATCCATGTCTGTCCAAGTGGTGATAACAGGTTCAAAGCACCAAGCAAGCACTTGTGCTTCGGTAAGCTGGTCGTAAGGGATAAACGAATCCCCACGGGTAAGAGTGCGAGTGTATGCAGCAGAAGCTGTGTTGTCACCATCAGTAGCGGTAACTGTCAGATCAACCTTGACAACTAAATTGTCTTCAGCGACTGTGACTTTATTAACTGACCATTTGAATTCCATGATTGTTCCTTAGACAAAGTATGTGGCGGAGAATGTAATTGTTGCAGTTGCAGCAATTGCGCCAGCAGAAGTTACGTTTGTAGTTGTGCAAATAACAGATGCAAATGCAGTATTAGCTGCATTGGTGGCTGAACCATGACCGGCTGTTCCTGCCGTAAATGGAAGATTGTTTGTAATAACACCAGCAGCCGTAACAGCTACACTTGTTGCACCAGTAACAGTTCCGCTAATTGTTACTTGTCTTCCAACCCTTGTCCAAGTTCCAGAAGACGTAAACGCACCCACTACAGTCAACCCAACTCCCGCAGTTGGTGACCAAGTACCTTGTGAATAGGTTGCATAATTTGCATCTGCAAGCGCCACGCCTGCTGAAAAGTTATTAAAGCAAACGGCTTTAGATGATAAATCATTTATACCAGTGCCTTGTGTAAACATATTGTTTTCAATAACAGGAGGTACATAAGAACCAGGAACTTCAGGATTAATCTGAATGTAGCCACTGGCCCCGGCCATTGTATTATTTCTAATAACTACTGGCACTTTGGGATCAATAATGAGTGGATTAGCAACCCCTTGAATTGTGTTGCGTTCTATAACATGGGTTCGTACAGGGCCAAAAACTTGGTCTACATATGTAAGAAAAGCAATACCAGCAGTGCTTTCAGTATAGCTATCTACAATAGTCAATCCTGAGGTGCTTCCTTGTACATAGAACCCGTATGAGCCATAAGCAATATCACAAGATTGGAAGTTAATGGTATTGACCCCCCGCAACAAAACACAAATTTCTGTACCAGTAATGGAGCATCTACGGAATGTAATCAAGAAGGTGTTTGTAGACTGAAGTTTTATTCCAACGGCTGCTTGGGCAAAGCCGGGTGATTGGTTAAACACACAATTAATGAATTCAATCATATCCACTTGGATATTAATTACGGGATCACCTAAGAAGAAAATAATTCCCGTAGCGGGTGTGGCGTTTTGAAAACTAACATTGGTGTAAGTGTGTTTGGTGCATCCCTGCTGCAAATGCATCACAATGTCTGACACCCCATTACCATCAAGCACCATATCTTGCATTGTGAACCTATGCGCGTAGTTCACAAACCAAAACACAGCACAAGCACCAGACGCTACAATTCTTGTTTGCTGTTGAGTTGACGATTGGTAGCCATCGGTATAAGCTGAAGAAGCCCCGATAAAAATTTTATTACTTAGCGCGGGATTCGCACCAACATTCCAAGTAATTGGGTCACAAATATAAAGGCCAGCCGGAAAATAGACAGTGCCATTACTAGCGGCAGCATTTACAGCGGCTTTAATAGCATTAGTTACGTTAATCCCTGTGCCAGAACTTACTGCTGAAATTTCAGCAGGTGTCATGTGGTCAAAAACATTAACCCAAGAACCTTGAATCATGGAATAGGTTGCTTTTGTAAGAGACATACTTATTCCTTAAATTTGGTAAACGATGGTTATAGCAACACCCGCATTAGACACTTGAGCGTTGGTCAAATTGGTGTTGTATGTTGTTGGCAATGCTATCTGAATTGTGTTACTACTAGACGAAATATAGGCTACTCCAGCATTGCCACCGCTTGATGAAAAAGACCCAGTGCTAAACCCCAGTGCAACTGTTGAATATGGAAGTCCGGCAATTGTAAAAGAGCTGGCATTTGCTGAAATATCAACAATGAAAAAGGCAGTTGCCGTTACTTGTCTACCAATCCTCGTGTAAACAGTACGTCGATTACTAAAGGCCCTTCCAGCCCCCGACCCATCAGTAGGTGTCCAAGTACCCTCCTCATACCAGTTCAGCAACTGACTCGTCATTCCCGCTGCTGGGGTGTTGGCGGTGAAGTTGATGCCTTTGGCTGCGGTGCTGGGGATTAAATTGCCTGTAGACAATGTGGCATCACCAGTTACTGTTAACGCACCCGTAGCAACAGCCCGTCCAGCAGTCAAGTTAGCAACGGTAACTTGCTTGGTGGTACTGCTTTGAACAATGGGCAGTACCTCAGTACCAGCAAGCGGTGTCGTTGATGCCGGTAAGGCAGAGATTTTTGAATCAGCCATTTATCACTCCAAAAGGATCAGACCGCCATCCTCTTGCACGAGGTTATTGCCGATCTCGGTTAATAGATTGCCCTGCACAGTCGCATCCGCATATCCCGATAAAAACGAGATCACGCTGCCTAGCCCGATGGCTATGCCGTTTCGGACTGCAATGCCAAAGCTCATTGGATGTTAATCGGTTTGCAATAGATCGTACCATCTGTAGATACTCTAATTGCACTGACACGCCACACTGCACCTGTGCCCTGGGGCACTTTGAAAGGCACTGGGGTAAAAGGAGGGATAGGGGTGCTGCTGGTGGTGGCTGTTACGCCCTCGCCCACCAAAATGTAGCACGCCTGATCGGACCAGACCACAACACCTTGAGGGCCAGCAGGCCAAATGTCGGTCACGCCAGCAGTGCCGGTGTAAGTAATGATTTTGCCGGGGAATGGGCCATCGGCCAGAGGGTTCAATAATTCCACAAGGTTCTCCTTACGCCAAGAAGCGCAACTTATACAGGGTCGAAAGATAAAGCTCAACGATATTATCTATCAGTTGTTGCAATGAAGTGTCGGTTTTTTCGCAAACCTCATAGCGCCCAGCTTCGATCTCTGCAAGCTGGTCTGTCAGAAACTCGATGATGTTGGTTGTCTTCTTAGCGCTCATCAGGCTGATTGGCCCGATCAGGCCATGCCTGCCTTGGTAGGCTTCGGCAAACGCATCAGCAAGGTCAATAATCTCATCGTAGAAGGTATTGAGCGCCATGTGCTTGCTAAAGCTGCGGGTGTTCAGATGCACGGAATGTGCAACATCCCGAGCCAAAAACAGCATCCCTACAAAATCGTTGCATTTCATTGTGGCATTCCTTGTTGCGGTGCGTATTCGGCGCTTTCAGGCATCATCTCATTTTGCTCACGACCTGGCATCTCGGCAACCAAGTCGCCAGAAGTAATCATCGAATGCACAGTGCCCATAACAATCTCTTGGATTTGCTCTGGACTCATGTTTGCTTGAACTTGTGCCAACCGTTTAGTCTCGGCCTCGTATGCCTTGACCTGTGCCTCAAAGTCTTTGCGCTCCATGTCTTGAGCCTCAATCGACTTGCCGACATTCTTGATCATCTCATGCATCTGGTCCATCTCTTGGCCCATCGCTTGAATCTGCTGCTCTGCGGCCTGCAACTCTGGCGACTTGTCGCCGTCTTCCATGAGCTTAGGATCAATGGTCTTGGCAAAGCGCTTGGCCATCTCTTGAGCGCCCGGCCAGTCCATGTTCTTGATGAACAAGTCACCGGCAACAGCCCACAACTGTGGGTTGCCTTGCAGGAGCTGCGCCATCGCTTCCAGCGACTCTTGCCGCTTGGTGGCGTACCCAGGGCCTGTGGTCACGACCACATCGTACTTGCCTACTGCTGGGTTGTAAATCTTGTCGATTGTGATGCCCTGCTCGTCAACAATGCGCTTGACGGGTTCTTGCTGCATAGGGTCAATCTTGGCCATGTCAGTCTCGCCGTCTTCGCCAATGATCCGAGCAATCCGCTGGGTATCGTAAATCTTGGGAATCAGGTCCACCAGTTGGCGGGTCACATAGCGCACCGCACGGGCTAAGTTGTCAACGTAGTGGTATGTGCCGGTGTCCGACTCACGCTGGCGTGCAAGGATCGCCTTACCGCTGCGCTCGTTGCTTGCCATGCCCAAGGATGCGTTGTACTGGCCTGTGGTGTTCTTGATGTCCTCGGCTGCGCCCGACTTGGCCTGCAATAGACCGCTAGAGGCCATCGGCGGCTGCGCCCGTTGGGGCAGTGGCAGCGTTGCGCCTTGGCCATCTGTCACATCAGGGTTGACTTCCAAATACGGCCAGTTGGTCGTGTTCGCTGTCTTCCACTGTGTCTCATAACCCTCAAACTGACCGCCGTAGCCAATGAATGGCGCTTTGGGGGCCAAAGCCAGCATCTCAGCTTCTTGACTCACCCAGTAGTTGTACATCCTTTGGGCATCCTTGGCGTTACGCACAAGGCCCGAGACATATAAACGGCCATCAACTTCAAATTCGTTGCCCACCACCCGCACGACAGGAATGTGCTTGCCCGCCCAGTCACGCTCTTCAAGGATTTCGTAGCCGTTGATCTTGCAATACTTGACCTTGACCCGATCAGACTCACGGGTGCGGCTGGGTTTGCCGTAGATTGCCGTTAACTGTGCATCTTCGGGCGTGCCCTTGAACGCTGTGGCGTTGCCAGGGTAGAGGTTCAGCGTTGCCTTGTCATGCTCGATGTAGTAGTAATCGGCAATCCGCACGGTGTCTTCGTTAAGCCACTGCGACAGATTTTGATCGCCAACACCGAGCGATTGCAAGGTTGTGATCGGGGCCGAGTCAGGATACATCCTCTCGTAGTCTTTCTTGGCCACATCCTCAGTGATAAAGCACCAACGTGCATCACTGCCGCATGGGTCTTGGATCATCGGGTCCATGTAGACGCTAAATGAGTTGCGTACACGGCCAATCTTGATGTCTTGGTCAAACGTGTTTGCATCGCAGTATTCGGTCAAGACCCTGATGTAGCCTTCGCCGTAAGACACTTGATTTTCGCAGGCGGTGTCGTAAGCCACATCCGCATCGCTGATGTACTCGATGTGCCGCACGATGCCGTTGAAGATTTCGGCGACTTCAACGTCCCCTTTATCATCGGCTGGAATAACTTTGCCACTTGGCCTGTTTTGGCGTTGGTCATTGGTCACCTGCCTAACGTGCTGGGGCAACTTGTTGATCGTCAAGCACGGGCGTGCGTTGATCGTCTGTCCCTGCACCGCCCCACGGGTTGCAAGCACATCTGCTGGCCATTGCCAATGGTTATCCGGTGAGCCAGCATAGAATTTCAGATCGTCAATCTCGTCTTCACGACTTTCAGATAACGCCGAAATAGCCATTTCCATACGGCTTCTGGCAGTTGCCAAAATGTCGGAGTTGCTTTTGTCTTTGGTTGAGCCGCCGTTAGCGACAGCCCCCGCAGCGGCGATGCCTGTGTAGTCAGCCATTATTTCTTCTTCATTGGTGGTGCTGCGCGTTTGACGCTGTAAGCAATCGCCACGGCTTGCTTGACTGGCTTGCCAGCAGCGACTTCAGCCTTCACGTTCTTACGGAAGGCTTCTGGTGTTTTCGACTTAACAAGAGGCATGATTATCCTTTATGCAGGCAAAACATGAAGAATCGCAAAATTGATTTTAAGCGTATCTGTGTATGCATTGCTTGATACGTTGTCTAAATTGATTGTAAACGCACCATCGGTTACTGTCACCACGGCAATAAGGTACGCAAAGGTGGCAGTAGCGCCCGAGGCAATGTTCACAATAACTGTGTCTAGCGCAGACGCTTGGCTGTTAGTGACAATAAACGCAACTTTAGCACTGGGAGCCATTTGTGCGTTGGCTGTTGTGATAGTCCCCGCCGTCTTGTTTATCGTAACGCCAGTGGCTTTGTTGTTTTGCTGAGTAACTGTCCCATAACCCGCATTGGTGTAGCCTAGTTGTGACGCAGCGTAGATCACAGTTGCATTGACCGTATCTGCGCCAATAATGTCTTGGTCAAGGTACGCAACGCCGATAGGTTTGGTAAAGCTCATTTATTTCTTCTTCGCAGTTTTGATACGCTTCACGCACCCATCCAAGATGTTGTAGGACTACTGCCTTGGGCATTAGTACGAATTGTTTTTTCTAAATTATAAGCACGATGTGCCACCGGAAACGCAAAGGTAACCGCCAAAGCATCTGCCGCATCTGGACTAGCCAACCCTCGCGCCCTCATTTCCTTTTTTCCTTCAAGAAATATCTTACCACTTGAATCCGGCTTTTTGGTTGGCCCCGTCAAATCTGCCTTTAATTGCCGGTCCACAGGGATACTTGCCGTCTTAAGCCAGTTCCTCATGTCGTTCCACATCTCAGCCCTCTTATTCCCAAACGCCACACTCAACTTTGCCTTATTCCCAAAGTTTACCCCCCTAACCTTGTACCTCTGCTCGGTCAGCCGGTCCAGTATCCCGTACCCCAATCCCCCCTCGTCAATTACCGTGAGAGCTGGCTTAAATTCCTCAATTGCCTCAATTACCCGCCCAACAATCGTCATCGTGTCCTCGCCCTGGTAACGCTTTAAAGCCACCAAGTCCCGACCCTGACGCACCGCAATCACCGTGGCATCGGCTCCACCCCTTGCCGGATCAACGCCCACAATGATTGGAGCCGTTAAATCCTTCCACTTCACCCTGGCCGCAGCATCATCAACCAACACCGGACTGATGAACTGGTCCTCCCCAGCACTTGGGAACTCACCATACACCTCAACCTTGGCCTGGCTCGAATCAGGCCCATACTCCGCAATAATTTGCTCATATATCGCCTTGTCCGTATCTTCCACAGTCCGAGCATCCACGCACCTGGTGTCCCAAAAGTCCCGCTTTGCATGGAAAGTTTCAAAGAAATATCCCTCATTACGCCGAGGATTGCTAAACGCAAACCAATACCTGTCCGGCGTGTTCTCAGTGAAAAACCCAGCCCCAACCTCCCAAATCGGGTTAGGAATACCACTGCTCTCATCAAATATCAACATCATTCCATCCTGGTTATGCACACCCGCATACGAATCAGGGTTCTCCGCACTCCACAACTTACCCTCACACGCCCAATACCTCGTACCCTTCTTCAAATCTTTCTCCACCAACTCCGTCAACCAGTTTGCTGGCACTAACTTTGTCGCGCTAATCTCCCACCAATGCGAATTGATCAACATCGCAGCCCACTTGGTCAACTCAGCCCAAGTCACAGACCGCAACTGGTTCTCACTGTTGGCACTCACCACCACACTCCCACCAATCCGTGTCGTCAACATCCACAATATCAACCACGACACCAATGCACTCTTGCCAATCCCCCGACCACTGCTGACCGCCATCCTGATCGTGTCGTAATCAACCAACCCCTTTTGCT